ACTTTTGCTCTTTATTCGTTTGTTTATAAACCTCTTGTTCAACATTTAGATGATGATGATTTTAGAGTCATTTATTATTCATTGGAGATGTCTGCTAATATGTTATTCTTAAAACTCCTATGTATGCATATATGGGATGAATATCATATTGAAGTATCTCCTAAGGAATTAATGTCTCGTAAAAAGAACTATATTCTTGATGATGATCTTTACCGTATTGTCTTAGAATGTCAACCTTGGCTTACTAAGATAGAACAGAAGATTACTGTCTATGATAGAGCTTTAAATGCTCAAGTTCTTTATGCTAATCTTCATTCTGAACTAGAAAAAGAAGGTGAATTTATAAATACTGACAAGCGAATCCTATTTAAACCCAAGAATCCAAAGAAAATTATCCTTGTAATTATGGACCATATAGGCTTGGTTCGTCCAGGACAAGGTTCTACACTTAAGAGTGAGATTGATTTATGTAGTAAATATCTCTTAACATTTAGAAATATATGTGGCATCAGTCCACTGGTTCTGATGCAGATTAATAGAGATAGTACTTCTACTGATAGAAGAAAACTAGATATGATTGATCTTAAGCTTAGTGATATTAAGGATAGTGGTAATCCATCACAGGATGCTGAGGTTATTCTTGGAATATTGTCTCCTCATAGAGAACAACTCAATAAATATAAAAAGTATGACATAGGCCAACTAGAGGATAAGTTCAGAAGTATTTCTGTTCTTAAATCTAGATATGGTGAATCTGAAATTCAGATTGGTTCTACTTTTTATGGTAAAGCAGGCCTATTTAAAGAGTTACCTAAAGGAGATCAAATTACTTGTTATGATCCATATATGGATGTTAGTTATATGTTACAAGATGAAATAAATCAAAATGAAAGGATAGATGAAAACGTAGTTAATATAAATTTTACAATGTAAATGGCTGAAATGATAGCAATTGTTGGTGAAAGTGGTTCAGGTAAAACCACATCTATTAGAAATTTGAATCCAGAAGAAACATTTATTATATCTACCACAGGTAAGAGACCTGGAATTAAGGGTGCTAAAAAGAAGTATCCAGATTTCAAGGTCAATAAGGAAACAAAGGAAATGTCTGGTAACTTCTATACTTCTTCTAATATCGAGGCTATTAAGCAGATGATGAAGATAGTAAATTTGAAGATGCCTAATGTTAAAGTACTGATTATCGATGATTTTCAGTATCTTCAAGCATTTGAGGCTATGGCTAGAGTAGATGAAAAAGGCTATGGAAAGTTTACTGATATGGCTAAGCATGCATATGAGGCTTTAAAGACTGGTATGGACATGCGTGATGATTTATTCATTGTAGTATCTACTCATAGTGAAAATACTGGAGATAACCTTAATCCTTATTATAAAATTAAGACACAAGGAAAGATGTTGGATAGTGTTATTACACTTGAAGGCTTATTTACTTATGTATTATTTACTAAGGTAATAAAAGATGATTCTGACTCGGTTCAATATAAGTTCTTAACGAACTCTGATGGAACCTGCACAGCTAAATCCCCAATGGGACTGTTTGAAGATTTACTTATTGATAATGATCTAGATTATGTCGTTAAGAAAATCAAAGAATATAACGAAGGAGAATGATTCAGCATTTTAAGGTACTGTTCACTTATGAACAAGACGATGAGACCGGAGAGGTTAAAGTAATTAACAGAGAGGTTGTCAATGATGATCTCCCTAAAGCCAAGAAAAAGACCAGTGCTCCTAAAAAGAGCAAAGCAGATGAAAACCCAGAACCAGAATTGATTCTTGAAGACAATAAATACACCCTCAACACTGCGGCTGTAGAATTGTTAGGTGTCGAAGCTGATGACAGAATTGACATCAAATTTGAGAAGAGAGATAAGGTTCGAGTACCTGTTATAGGTTGTAATACAGCCTTTGGTACGCAGGGAGGTAATAGATTAACCAAGTCCAATACAGTGAGTTATAGAGGTAAAAACCATGACACACTTGAGGAATATGGAACAGTCTTCTCATTTAAAGAGACAGATAAAGAAGGAATTTTCGAGTTAATCGGAGATAAACCTATTCCAGAAGAGAAAGAAGATGAGAATGTCAAAATTGTAGATGAAGAAGTAGAGGAAATCGGTCGTCCAGAAGACCTAGTAGGTATTGTGGATGGAGATGCTACTGAAGTAAATGCAGATGATATTATTGATTTTAATTTCTAAAATGTGTTAATTTATGGCAGGATTTGTTTTTGGTCCAATTGATAAAGTACAGGCAACAGCTGGTGGTAATCGTCGTCTTCGTCCTTGGGATATTTATGAAGTAAAGTTTGTAGAGGCTAAGTATGAGACATTTGAGGGTAAGAAAGAGGAAAATAAAGGCCAGATTTATGAGGCATTAACTGTTCGTTTTGAGAATGACGAGGGTTATTATGAGGAGAGAATCTTCAATCCTGGTGAAAAGGGTAATGAGAGATTCAAGAACAAGAATGCTGAGGGACATGAGTACGAATCTGCATCTCCAATGGAGAAGCTTCGTATCTTTATTGCTCAGTTGCTTACTGTTCTAGCTCCTGAGAAGATGCCTAAGATGGTAGAGCTTGCTCCTAAAATACAGAGCTTTAAACAGCTCGTTGATGTAGTTGTAAAACTACTTGAAGGAGCTAAGGGCAAGACCACTCATTTGAAGCTGGCTGGTAAGACTGATTCTAAGACCAATAGAATTGTTCCTTGTCTTCCTAAGTTCGCAGGTGTTTCTAAGAAGGGAGAATTGTTTACTGCAGATAACTTTATTGGTGATAAGTTGTTCTTCTCTCCTTATGAGGAAGGTAAGCAGAAGGAATATCGTGAAGCTAAACCAACTGATATGGAGAAGAATGAGCCTCCAGTAGAGGCTTCTGTAGATGATCTTCCTAGTACTGAGGCTCCTCAGGAGGAAATTGATGACTTCGACGGACTTCTGAATAACTAATGATTTTCATCTGGCGGGAGGTTCAAAAGAGCCTCTCCGCCTTTCATTTTATAAAAAGTATCCTTATATTTAGGTTCATTTATGGATAAGTTTAGCTTTTATATTGAACCGAAAATCACTAAGGATTTTCTACTTTCTTATAATAATGAAGAAACCTATATGTCCTTTTATTTAGGTATTCCTATTAAAAAAGGATTGTTCTGTTCACCACTTAGAAAAGATAATACTCCTACTTGTTCTTTTTATAGGAATAAGCAGGGAGATCTTATCTTTAAAGACTTTAATGGTTCATTCTATGGAAATTTTATTTCTGTAGTAATGTATAAGTATAGCCTTAATTATGGAGAAGCTATGCGTACAATAGCTAATGATTTCAATCTTATTAAGACTCCTGGTTATACTAAACATCAAGGTATAGTTCGTCCTAATTTACAAAAGTTTGAAGCTCCAGAAACAGCTCTTATAAGAGTAGAAATTCAGGACTTCTTACCAAAAGAATTGGAGTGGTGGCAATCTTATGGAATAACAGAAAAAATACTGCGAAAATTTCATGTTTATTCTTGTAAGAATATCTTTCTAAATGGAAGTTATTTTATGGCTTCTACGCCTGGATGTCCTGCATATGGCTATTATGGAGGAAAAGAGGATAATATAGAACTTTGGAGAATTTATTTCCCAAAGAAAAAACAATATAGATTCTTAACTAATTGGAAAGCAAAACAAGTACAGGGATATAAACAATTACCCAAAGAAGGAAAGTTACTAGTTATCACTAAATCAATGAAAGATGTGATGTGCCTATATAGTCTAGGTATTAAAGCTATTGCTCCAAATAGTGAAAATTTATTTATTACAGATAAAATGTTAGATGAATTAAAGTCAAGATTTAAATATATAGCAGTTCTATATGATAATGATTTACCTGGAATATCTAATATGAATAAGATTAAGAAGGAACATCCTGAACTTCTTTATACTTGGATTCCACGTAGATATGATGCTAAGGATATATCTGACTTTAGAAAGATGTATGGTGAAAAGAAAACTAAGCAATTTATTAAAGATTTAATT